ACAGGAGATAATATCTACTCAGATGGAACCTTACAAATCTTGAGTAGTAACTTGGTTGCAAAGTTCAATGTGAACTTTAAAGATATGTTCCCCTACTCACTGTCTACTATTACGTTTGATGCCACTGACACAGACATCGAATACTTTACAGCAGACGTTAGTTTCAAGTATACTATATACAACCTGACTGATTTGTCCAACAAACCTTTATGATCGATCTTGATAAACTTCAAGAGATGTGGGAAAAGGATTCTAAAATCGACAACGATAATTTACATACAGAATCCTTAAATATCCCCACTCTTCATGCAAAATACTTTGAATTATATAATACCATATTTCTCTTAAGAAAGAAAGCAGAACAACAAAGAAAGAATATAAGACACGAACGATATGAATACTTCAGTGGTAAAGCTGACCCTGATGTATACATTCAAAATCCTTTTCCAAAAAAGATTCGCGATAAAGATACAATGCAAAAGTATCTTGACGCTGACGAAAAATTGTCTACAATATGTCTAAAGATAGATTACTATGAGACGATGCTTGTTTATATTGAAAGCATTTTAAAGCAGATAACTAATAGAACTTATCAAATCAAAAACGCAATAGAGTTCATGCGATTCAACGCTGGATTAGGATAATGGAAGAGGAAGATCAGTATTATCAATTGGAATTGCCCATTCAGGCAGTTCGCATTATTTACACAGGTCTTAAGCAAGCTTGCGAAAAATGGTCTGGTGGAGATCCTGTAGAGCAAGAGGATTTACTTGCTATGCGAGATCATTTTTATAGAATTATGCTTGAACATAGGTTTACGAATATGTAATAAATATTCGTAGATGAATGGATCATCGTGATTGATACGACTGCGAGAAGAACAGCGAATCTTGTTATTTCTAAATCCAACGAAGTATTTTTAAAAATCAATACTGAACCTCATATTGAATATGAACTTAGAGATCACTTTAAGTTTGAGGTTCCTAATGCAAAATTTATGCCGCAGTATCGTGGTAGGAACTGGAACGGAGAGATTCACCTATACGATATGCGATCCAAACAGATCTATGTTGGTCTGTTAGATAAGATTGTCCAGTTCTGTGAGAACTATGGATATAGTTATAAGTTTGAAGATAATAAATTTTATGGAACTCCATATGAGGAGAATGATCAAATCTCATATGAGGGTGTTAAAGATTATATGCATTCCATTTGTGCCCATACTCCCAGGAAGTATCAAGTGGAGGGAGTATACGGTGCCCTAAAGCATAATAGAAAACTATTGATATCTCCCACTGCTTCTGGCAAATCGTTGATGATCTATTCTCTCGTAAGATACTACGTCGCGAAAGGAGAAAAAATTCTTTTAGTTGTTCCAACGACATCTCTTGTAGAACAGATGTATAAAGACTTTCTTGATTATGGCTGGGATGCTGATTCATATTGTCACCGTATCTATTCTGGTAGGGAGAAGAGTAATGATGCTCCAGTAACGATCACAACATGGCAATCTGTATATAAACTTGAAAGATCTTTCTTTGAAGATTATGGTGTTATTATAGGCGATGAAGCACATTTATTCAAGTCTAAGTCATTGATTAATATCATGACCAAGCTTCATCATGCAAAATATAGATTTGGTTTTACAGGAACATTAGATGGCACACAGACGCACAAATGGGTGCTTGAAGGGTTGTTTGGTCCATCATATAAAGTAACAAGAACAGATGATTTGATGAGACAGGGACACCTTTCTCAACTTGATATTCAATGCCTTGTACTTAAACATCCTCCTCAAAAGTTTGACACTTATGAAGATGAGATACAATATTTAATCACTCACGAACAGAGGAATAATTTTATTAAGAATCTCACTTTAGATCTTAAAGGTAATACTCTTATTCTTTTTGCAAGAGTCGAAGCACACGGAGCAGTACTCTATGATAAGATAAATAAAAACAAGCGAGATGACCGTAAGGTATTTTTTGTACATGGCGGAGTAGATGCGGAGGAGAGGGAACAAGTAAGAGAAATTACAGAACGAGAAAACAATGCCGTCATCGTTGCCTCTTATGGAACTTTTTCTACAGGTATCAATATTAAAAATCTCCATAATGTCATCTTTGCCTCTCCAAGTAAATCCAGAATCCGCAATCTTCAAAGTATTGGACGAGTTCTTAGAAAAGGAAAGGACAAAATAAAAGCAACTCTGTACGACATCTCTGATGATTGTTCAACCAAGTCCAAAAGAAATTATACTCTTAACCACTTTATAGAAAGAATTAAAACGTATAATGAAGAGAAATTTAATTATGAGATTATAACCATTCAACTAAGAGGACAGTTATGATAGAAGATGATTTTTACGCAACAGTAAAATTAAAATCAGGTGAAGAGATCTTTGCTAAGGTAGCAGCTTCTGATGAAGATGATAGAACAATGCTTCTGATAACAAATCCAGTGATTGTTTCTGAAATAAAAACAAAGACTGGTACTCCCATGGGGTATAGAGTAGAACCTTGGTTAAAGACAACAACTGATGATATGTTTGTCATCAATATTGATAATGTCTTAACAATGTCTGAGTCATCTGATATTGAAATGATTATGTTGTATCAAAATTATGTACGTCAATCTCAAACTGGTGAATCAGAAAACAATTCCAAGATCACTCGTAAGATGGGATACCTTGGTAATGTCAATGATACTAAAGAACTTTTAGAAAAGATCTACAAAAGTAAAGATACTAAAGAAAGCTAATACTTCTCTTTAACCTCCACAAAGGTAATTGTACAGACATTTCATAACCTTGTCAAGTGGTTCTAAAGATGATATAATTCATACATATTATGAGATAAATTTATGATTCGACCAGGCATGACTAAAAGAAAAAGATCAGAACACTATGTGAACAACAAAGAGTTGCTGGCAGCTATGGTTGCGTATCGTAATGAAGTAGAACGAACGTTTATTCAAAAGTACGGAAGAGAACCCACTAAGGAGGACAGGTCAAAGCATTGGGAAACGAAACCTCCTATTCCACGCTACATTGGGGAGTGTTTCTTAAAGATCGCAAATCACCTATCATTCAAACCAAACTTTGTCAACTACATGTTCAAGGAGGACATGATCTCTGATGGAATCGAAAATTGCGTTCAGTACATTCATAATTTTAATCCTGAGAAATCCCAAAATCCTTTTGCTTACTTTACGCAGATCATTCATTATGCGTTTCTCCGCAGGATCCAAAGAGAAAAGCGTCAATTAGAAATCAAGAATAAGATCATTGAAAGGTCTGGTTACAATGAGGTGTTCGACGACAACAACACCCTTGACGGATCGAACTACTCCGATTACAATAGCATCAAAGATGCTGTGCATTCCAAGCTTCGTTATTGATGAAAATTGCAATCATCACCGACCAACACTTCGGTGCTCGCAAGAACTCTAAATTATTTCATGATTATTTCCTGAAATTCTACAACGATACCTTCTTCCCAACTCTTCAGGAAGAAGGTATTACAACGATTGTAGATATGGGAGATACCTTTGACAGTCGTAAAGGAATTGACTTCTCTGCTCTATCTTGGGCAAAGGATAACTATTATGATCGACTAAAGGAGATGGGCATCCGTGTTCATACTATTGTTGGTAATCACACTGCATACTATAAAAACACAAATGATGTAAATGCAGTGGACTTGCTTCTTCGCGAGTATGATAATGTAACAGTATATTCAGAACCAACAGAAGTAAAGTTGGGTAATCTGAACACACTTTTCATACCGTGGATCAATCAGGAAAATGAGAAAAAAACTTATCAACTTATTGAAAAGACAAACTGCAAGGTCGCGATGGGGCACCTTGAGCTCCAGGGATTTAGAGTTAATCGACAAATCGTCATGGATCATGGTCATCCGAGCGAGTTATATTCAAAGTTCACCAAGGTCTACAGCGGTCACTACCACACTCGATCGAATGATGGACGGATCTTCTACCTGGGAAATCCATACGAGATCTACTGGACAGATGTCGGTGATCGGAGAGGATTCACCCTCTTGGATACAGAAACTCTTGAACATGTTCCAGTAGACAATCCTTATAAACTTTTCTACAACATTTATTATGAGGACACGGATCACCAAACCTTTGATGCTCGTGAGTATGAAGATAAGATTGTGAAGGTTGTTGTTCGCAAGAAGACCAATACCAAGAAGTTTGAAAAGTTTGTTGATAAACTATATGCTGCAGGTGTAGCAGAATTAAAAGTTGTTGAGAACTTTGACTTTGGTGGATGGTATGGTGAAGAAGATTTCAATCCCCTTGAATCTGAGGATACTCTTTCTATATTAAATAGGTATATTGAGGAAGCAGAGATCAGTCTTGACAAGTCTCTGGTTCAAAAAATCATGCAAGAGATTTATCAAGAAGCATGTGAGTTGGTCTAAATGTACATTCTAACAGTTTACGGGAAAGAAACAGAGGGAGCTTATTCTGTTGTTGATGATGATGGAGATGATATTCTGTATCTGTTTGATGATGAAGATGATGCCATAAGGTATGCTATGATGTTGGAGGAGGAAGGTGCTCCAGAGATGCATATTATAGAAGTAGAAGATGAGATAATGATAAAAACTTGTGAGATGCATGATTACAAGTATACGATTATCACGAAGCACGACGTTGTAATTCCACCCAAAAAGCATGATTTTATTTGAGACGATTCGCTGGAAAAATTTTCTTTCGACGGGCAATCAATATACAGAAGTTAATTTTACTGAGAATAAACCCAACCTAATCATCGGAACAAATGGTGCGGGTAAGTCAACTGTTCTTGATGCTTTGACTTTTTCTTTGTTTGGAAAACCGTTTCGTAAAATCAACAAACCTCAGTTGATTAACTCCACCAATGAAAAAGACTGTAGTGTTGAGGTTTGTTTTTCTGTAAACAATACAGATTGGAAGATTGTTCGTGGAATCAAACCGAATGTCTTTGAGATCTGGAGAAATGATTCCCTGATGGATCAGTTTGCATCTGCTCTGGATCAACAGAAATGGCTGGAGCAAAATGTGCTCAAGATGAATTACAAGTCGTTCACTCAGATTGTGATTCTGGGTAGCAGCACTTTCGTTCCTTTCATGCAACTGACGACAAACAATCGGAGAGAAGTTATTGAAGATCTCCTTGATATTAAGATCTTCTCTTCTATGAATACGATTATTAAAGAGAAGATTCGTCAGAGTAAAGAAGATATCAAAGTTCTCAATCTGAAGAAAGAGTCTTTGACTGAAAAAGTTACCATGCAAGAGACCTTTATTGGTGAACTTGAGCAACTTGGAAAAGAAAGTATTCAAAAGAAAGAGAAGAAAGTAACAGAACTTCTGAAGGAAGTAGAAGTTTATATGCGTGACAATTCCGCAGTGGAAGAAAGTATCTTTGCTTACACCAAAGAGCAGGAGTATGTCACTGGAGCAACACAAAAACTTCGTAAACTTGGTCAACTAAAAGGTAAGATTTCCAACAAAGTATCAACCATTACTAAGGAACATAAATTTTTTAGTGAAAATACGGTTTGTCCTACCTGTAATCAGGACATTGAAGAGAACTTCAGAATAAATAGAATTAACGACGCTCAAACTAAAGCTAAGGAGTTGCAATCCGGTTATAAAGAACTGGAAGAGGCAATTAAAGAGGAAGAAGAGCGAGAGCGTCAATTCACCGCCCTATCGGAGGAGATCTCAAAACTCAATAATGACATTTCTCAAAACAATGTTAGGATTGCTGGATGTCAACGACAAATCAGTAATCTGGAATCGGAAGTTCAAAGAACTACCGAACAACTTGCAAACAGAAATACTGAACATGAGAAGTTAGAAACCTTCAAGGACAACTTAAAAACTACATACGACGAATTATCTTCAAGGAAGGACACCATTAACTATTACGATTTTTCGTATAGTCTGCTAAAAGACGGTGGAGTTAAATCCAAAATCATTAAGAAGTACTTACCGCTGATAAATCAGCAAGTCAATCGTTATCTTCAAATGATGGACTTTTACATCAACTTCACACTTGATGAGGAGTTTAACGAAACCGTCCAGTCCCCTATCCATGAAGACTTTTCTTATGCTTCTTTCAGCGAGGGAGAGAAGATGAGAATCGACCTGGCACTCTTGTTCACCTGGAGAGAGGTGGCAAGAATGAAGAACTCGGTCAATACAAATTTACTCATCATGGATGAGGTGTTTGATAGCTCTCTTGATGGATTTGGTACAGAAGAATTCCTCAAGATTATCAAATACGTTGTGAAGGATGCAAACATCTTTGTTATCTCTCACAAGTCTGGTCTGGAAGATAGGTTTGATAGTGTCACACGTTTTGAAAAAGTTAAAGGTTTTTCTCATAAAGTGTCATAGTGTTAAGTGTAAAGCAAAATTCATTAAGTTAGCATACGCTGACTAAATAATAACAGAATTGGAGAAAGCGGAATGATCTAAAACCCCTTCGTTATTGTTTTTCACATGGAGATCATTATGCATAACCTAATCTCATACAATCAGTTAGCAGGATGGAAACAAAGTGTTCTGAGACTTGAAAGAACTTTGGACCGTACTTTAGAGGAGGCGGATGTAATCAACGATTACTATGACTGTCTAATTGAATGTGATGAGTCTCAAGCAACATGTAAGAAAATTTGTAGGGAAATTTTAGATTAAAACCAAAAGGACAAGTAAACCCACAGACACTTGGAGAACTGCCACTTAGTACCCCCGCCGCAAGGTGGGGGTTTGGTATTATAGGTACATACGCAAAAAACCCTGATGTCTGTCAAACACGAAATCAAATCCCAACTCGCCAAACTGCTTGCTACTGAGGATCTGATCGTGGAGCACAAGCAAGTTGAGACTGCTTGCTTCAATGTCCATACTCGTGTGCTGACTCTACCAATGTGGGAAAAAGCAAGCAATACCGTGTATGATCTTCTGGTGGGTCATGAAGTTGGCCATGCACTGTTCACTCCTGATGAGAACTGGTTGAAGGATGTAAAGGTTCCCCCTCAGTTTGTGAATGTTGTTGAGGATGCTCGTATTGAGAAATTGATGAAGCGCAAGTACATGGGACTTGCAAAGACTTTTTTCAACGGATATCGAGAACTGAATGAGCAGGACTTCTTTTCTATATCTGATGATGATACTTCTGATTTCAATCTTGCTGATCGTGCAAATCTATACTTTAAGATCGGTAATTTTATAGACCTTGAGTTTACTGAAGATGAACAGGAGATTATTGACCTAATCGCATCCACGGAAACGTTCGCGGATGTACTGATTGCTGCTGAGACTTTGTATAAGTTTTGTAAGAAGAAGCAAGAAGAAAAAGTTTCTGATATCACTCCTCCACCTCAGAAGGGTGGTGAGTCTGGATCACCCGCGAATGACCTAACAGAAGACCAGCAGGACAATCCTGGTGAAGGAGTATCGGGTGAAGATGAGGAAGAGGGTGAAAATACTGAAAACGATCCTGTAGAATCATCCACTCCTCCCTTGGATGAACCTGAAGTCCAGACTGCTGATGCTTTGGCAGATAATCTGAACGAACTTGTGAATCTTGATGGGCATGAGAATGTCTATGTAGAGATTCCCCAAGTTGATCTAAAGCACATCATTGCTGAGAACGCCGACGTTCATCGTGAAATTAATAATTGGTTCAACCATCAGCAAAAACAGTTTACTGTAGATATTTTTGAGAAAGCAGATCAAGACTTTGTAAAGTTCAAAAGATCTGCCCAGAAAGAAGTCAACTATCTGGTAAAGGAGTTTGAGTGTAAGAAAGCAGCAGACTCTTATGCTCGTGCTACTACCTCTCGCACTGGTGTTCTTGACTGTGGTAATCTTCATACTTACAAGTTCAATGAAGATCTCTTCAAGAAAGTTACAGTT